TACGTCAAGCAGTACGCGATGCCCAACGACAAGGGCGTCCACATGGACACCCAGATGAATGCACTCAATTTCTGCTCGCGCCCGCTGGCGCTGCAGAAGGGCAGTCACTCGTAACTCTCCCAGCCTTGGCCCGGCGGTGAATGCGCCGGGCCATTTTTGAGGCCCGGCATGATCGACTTCGACGCGCTGGTCCTGAAACCAGCAGGCGATATTTTTCAAATCAAGGTCAGCTACACGCCGACAGTGAGCCAGCCCGGCGTGCCCGCGTTCGACACCAACGGCGTCTATTCATCGACGCAGCTCGATGTCGAGCTGCAGGACGGCGCGATCTATTCCGATCAGCAGACCAAGCTCGACATCCGGCTGCGCGACTTCGCAGCGTACCCGGAGGAAGGCGACTTCGTCACCATCATCGACACGCGGCATCCGGCATACGGCAAGCAGTTCTGGATCGGCGACCTCGATGAAGACGGCCAAGGCGGCGGCACGCTCTTGCTGCGTCTGAAGGAGCCGCCGTCATGAGCCATTGGGCAAACACCATTCACGCGCAGGCGCTGGCGTTGCTGAAGATCGGCTTCGGCTCGACGTTCAAGACCTATCGCCAGACGCCGATGTTGCAGGTGCAGCCCGGCGATCTGCCGATCCTCGCGGTGCACATCCTGCGAGAGAAGCGCGTGCCGGACGGGCAGCCCGAGCAGACCATACCGAAGTTCATCCACGATCTGACGCTGGGCTTCTCCGGCGCGGTGCATGTCGAGACCGACAAGCAGGATGACATCCACGCGCTCGAAGAATGGATGAGCACGATTGACGACATCCTGCTGTCGGACCCGAGCTTCGTGCGACTGACCGAAGGCGTGTCGGCAATGGATCGTGTCGGCCAGTACGCCAAGGTTGGCGAGACCACGCTTTTCGAAATCCGCGTTGAGATGAACATCGGTTTCCGCAGCTACTTCAATCCGCGCGTGCCCGACGACCTCAAGGTCATCCACATCGAAACGCAATTCCCAGACAAGGCGCACGTCGATAGCGGCACGCCGCAGCTCGATCGCGAATACGACATCGAGACCACTCGACAAGCGGGCAAGACCCGCAATCACCCCTGACCGAAGAAGGAGACCGCGATCATGCCCGTGTCATTCAACTCCATCCCCGCCAACTGGAGGATGCCGCTATATTGGGTCGAAGTTGATCCGAGCATGGCCGGTTATCCGCGCTCGCGGCTTGCGTCGCTGGTCATCGGCCTGATGAATTCAGACGGCGTCGCGCTTCCTGATGTGCCGGTGCCGGTGCCGTCCGTCGCCGATGCGCGTCAGCTCTTCGGCTACGGTTCGCAGCTCGACGCCATGGTGGATTTTTTCACCAAGAACAACTTTGCGCAGGAGCTGTGGGCGATCCCGATCGCGGAAGCGGCGGCTGGCGTCGCAGCGACCGCTGACATGACGGTGACGGCGCCAGCGGTCAGCGCAGGCACGCTGCCGGTCTACATCTCTGGGCGTCGCGTGCAGGTGTTCGTCGCAGCCGGTGAACCAATGGCGGACACTGCGACCAATATCGCCGCCGCGATCACGGCGGACCCTTCAATGCCGGTCACCGCCACAGCGGCAGCCGAAGTGATCAAGCTGGACTGCAAGTTCAAGGGCGTCGAGGGCAACGACATCGACGTGCGGCTGGCCTATGGCGGCGCGCTCGCCGCAGAACAAGTGCCTGTCGGTCTTGCGATCACCTTGCCTGCCACGAACAAGCTGACGGGCGGCACGGGTGAAGTCGATCTGGCCACCGCCATCGCCAACATGGGTGACGAACCCTACGAGTACGTCGCCACCGCGTTCACCGACAGCACCTCGCTGGCCTTGCTGGAAGCCGAGTACGGCTTCGGCGACACCGGGCGCTGGGGCTGGATGCGACAGCTTTACGGCCACATCTTTGCCGGAAGGCGCGGCGTCGCGGGGGTCGGCGACCCGAAGGGCTATGGCGAGCTGCTGCAGTACGGCCCGAACAACAACTCCGGCGTGGTCTCGGTCATGGGCATCGAGGCAGGATCGCCGACGCCGCCATGGTGCTTCGCCGCCTCCTACACCGCCAAGGCAGCCCGCGCGCTGGTCAACGATCCGGCGCGACCGCTGCAGACGTTGTCGCTCGACGGCTGTTTGCCGCCGCCGAAGCATCAGCGCTTTACCATGGCAGAGCTGAACAATCTGTCGTGGGTTGGCATCGCAACGCAGGGCATCAACGGCGACGGCGTCCCGTCGATCAAGCGGGAGACGACGACCTACCAGAAGAACCTCTATGGTCAGGGCGACGACGCCTATGAACTGGTGCCGACGCTCGCCACGCTGTCGGCGCTGTTCCGTTCGCAGCGCTATGCGATCACCTCGAAGTACCCGCGCCACAAGCTGGCCGACGATGGCACGCGCTTCGGCGCTGGTCAGGCGATCGTGACGCCGAAGATCATCAAGGCGGAACTGATCGCACAGTATCGCTTCGATGAGTTCTTGGGCCGGGTCGAGAACGCAGCCGCGTTCAAGGCAAACCTGATCGTGGAGCGCGATCCCAACGATCCGAACCGCGTCAACGTGCTGTACCCGCCGGACCTGATCAACCAGCTCCGCGTCTTCGCAGTGCTGGCGCAATTCCGGCTGCAATATAATCGAGGGGTCGATACAACGATCGCCGTCTGAGGTGCCGTGATGCGCCCGTGGATGATCTTGTTGGCGGTGGCGGCAGTGATACTGCTGATCATCTTGGCCGTGGTGCTGTTACCGCCGCCAACGTGAAACTGGGCAAGAGGCGGAACATGGAGATTTATGGAACGATCAACAAGCCATTCTGGGACGACAAGCCGGTTGCGGTGATTGGCGGGGGGCTGTCGCTGCAGGACTTCAACTATGAGGCGCTGCGCGGTGCGCACGTGCTCGCGGTCAAGCACTCGATCTTTGACATCCCGTGGGCAGACGCTGGCTTCGGTCTCGACATGCCGAAGTACAAGGACTGGCGTGACAAGCTCGCCCATGTTCAAAGCCGCGTCTACTGGGCGGTGCCGGAAGATCAGCTTCAAAGAACCGGGCCGCCACCATCGCGCAACGTCACCTTCCTCAAGCGAATGGATGGTCAGCAACTGTCGGATGATCCGGGTGTGATCTATGGCGGTGGCACGAGCGGCTTCGGCGCAATGCAAATCTGCATTCACAAGCGCGCCAAGCAGATCGTGCTGTTTGGGTTCGACTACGATGGCAGTTCGCATGCGCCGTCAGAGAAGCGACGCGCGCAGGATGCGGCGAACTGGGCAGCGTGGGCGGAACACTTTCGCGTCTTCGTCCCGTATCTGACCAAGCACGGCATCAGCGTCGTCAACGCCAGCCCGATGTCAGCGATCACCTGCTTCCAGAAAGTCGCGCTGCAGGATGCAGTCGCGATCTGCAAATGAGCGATCTGATCGTCGCCTGCCTTCGCATCGGGCGGCGCTACGATCTGGGCTATGTCACCGGGCTGCGCGACAGGGTCGCGCTGCATCTGCCGCGCCAGCACACGATGATGTGCCTGACCGATCAGCCGGATCGTTGCAGCGGCGTGGGCTTCGTAGACATCACAGCGATCGAGCTGCACGGCGAGTGGTGCAAGATGGTACTGTTCGAACCGATGTGGCGCGGCAGAAGCAAGGTGATCTTCCTCGACATTCACACTGACATTTGGGGCGACATCTCGCCGCTCGCTGACGTGCCCGGCGAATTCGCGATCGGCGTCAATCTCGAAACGCGCGAGTTCGACACGCGCGTGATGGTGATCGGCGGCGGCATGGGCAACTTCGTCTGGAGCGCCTTCGAGCGGCATCGCAAGCTGCTGATGTACAATCACGCCGGGCCTTCGGGCTGCATCAAGGAGCTGTACCCGTCAGCGCCATTGCTGCCGCGATTGCTGCCGCAGCATTTCTTCCGCACGCGCGTGAGATTGATGCAGTCGCTTTGATCAGCGAAATCGCGATCATGTCCGGTGTGGCGTGCGGTTGTTGTTGAAGGTCGCGCGGATGTGGTGATTTTAGATCGGCATCGTTCATCCCCAAGCAGGAGAGAACCATGCCGCAAGGACCGTTCGCGGGCACCGCGTATCTCAAGGTCGATGGCGACCAGTATCCCCTCAAAGGCAATCTGACGGTGTCGGGTTCGCCGGTCGAGCGCACCGGCATCGCCGGGCAAGACTACGTGCACGGCTATCAGGAGCTGCCGCGCGTGCCCTACATCGAAGGCGACGTGTCAACGCTGCCTGAGGTGTCGCTGGAATTTCTCGAAGGCGTCGTCAACGCAACGGTCACTGCCGAGCTGATCAACGGCAAGACCTACGTGCTGCGCAATGCGTGGACGAAGGGACCGCTCGAAATCAACACCCACGATGGACAGTTTCGCATCCGCTGGGAAGGCGTGTCCTGCGACGAAGTCCAATAGGAGAGCTGATCATGACAGAGGCGGCATTGATCAATGGTGGGCAACAGCCAGCAGCACAGACGGCTGCGGCTGCGGCGGCGGCGGCGAAGACGAAGGACAAGCCCAAAGAGCGGGTGATGGAGATTGTCATCGATCTTGAAACGCCCGTGATGGCGCACGGCGAGATGGTCAAGCAACTGAAATTCCGGCGACCGACCGGCGCCGACATCATGGCGCTTGGCGACAACTACCCGATCCACATCGACTGGAGCACCGGAGTGATCCGGCCAAATCCGCCAGCGATGGGTGACATGATGTCGGCACTGGCTGCTGTGCCGCCGTCAACGATCAAAGCTCTGGACGCGGAGGACTGGTCAACCTGCGCGCATGCGTTGATGGGTTTTTTCCCGCCGGGCGCACAGGCGATGCAATTCTGAATTGCTATCGGCTGGCCAAGTTCTACTCGCGCCCACCCGGCGAGTTTCTGGCGATGACGCTGGACGAAGTCCATCGACACATTGTTTGGACCGATCGCTTGCTGGAGGTCGCGGAGAAGCAGCGGCCACGGATTTGAAGCATGGCCAATGAAGATGTCCTGAGGCTTCGCGCAACGGTCGTCTCGGATGAGGCGCTGGCGCAGATACGCGCGATCGGTCGCGAAATCGGGCTGATGCCCGCGAAGTCCAAGCCGCACGTTCAGAGCATCAACAAGGACTTCGCAACTCTCTCCAGCACCGTCAAGAAACTGGGCGGCGATCTGCTGACCGTGGTCCCGGCGCTGGGCAGCGTCGGCTTCGGTGCAGTGGGCGCCGCTGCGTCGGTTGCTGTGCTGCTGACCACACTGCGCGGTGCGGCCAAGCACGTGGTCGAGCTGAAGTATGCCAGCAAAGAACTTGGCATGTCGGAGCGCGACATTCGCGCGTGGGGCAACACCGCAGAGAAGGCAGGCGTCTCGGCTCAGTCGATGATGTCTGGCATGGAGGCGTTCAAGAAAACGACCGATGGGCTGAAGTACAACATCGGCGGCGCGCGCGACGAACTCTATGCGATGGGCGCTGGCCCGATCGTGCAGCGCATGCAGGCTGCGGTCACGCAAGCCGAGAAGATGAAGGTCGCCTTCAAGTTCAAAGACGAACTGATGAAGGACGATCCATCGGGCTTCAAGGCGCGGATGTTCTTCGATCAGATCGGGCTGGGCGCCGACAAGGCGCGGCTGTCATTCGAGCAGTTCGAACGCGCGCAGGCGCGGATGAAGCCGATCAGCCCCGAAGATCAGGAGCGCGCGCAGAAGTTCGCCGACAGTCTGGTCGATCTGGGCGAGGCGTGGGATCAGCTCGTCATCAAGACTGGCGTCAAGCTGTTCCCGTGGCTGACCGATGTCATCAAGGATGTGAATGAGCTGATCGACGGCGTCGAGAAGCTGATCGGCATGATCCCGAAGTTGCCCGGCGGCGGGAGTGTCGGCAGCGCGGCGATGCAAGTCGGCAAGAACCTGCCGGGCATCGGTGTGCCCCTCACGTTCTACGACTGGCTGAGCAAGCATCACGCGGCGCGCGCGGCAGCGGAGGGCGGCGGCACCGAAGGCACCACGACCGGCAGCCCGAGCACGACGACACCGGCCACGCCCGGCCTCAGCTTCAAGGATCGCTTCCCCGGCGCTGGCGACTTCGGCGCACCGAATGCACTGCGCCAGAACCGTGGCTCGATGATCCAGCGCGGCAGCTCGCTCTATCATCC